TTAGCCATCAAGCACCTTCCGATCACCGGCATGCGCAATCTTGTAAGCACTTTCATTGATCCACTCACGCAGCTCATCGAATGTGTCAAAATTCCAGTCAGCCAACCGGTCCTCGTCGTGTTCTCGTTCGATCTCTCTTGCCTGATCAAGCACCTCGCTCAACATTGGGGCGCAGTCTTCGCAAAGCGTGATGCCATCCGATGTGCTGCATTGCGGATCGCCTTCGAAGATTAGCTTGCCGCAAGCCTCGCAATCCGACAACGCTTCGCGCATTTCATGATCTTGCTTCATTTCCTCATTTCCCCTTGTACCAGGTTTCCAGCTTATCAATTGCGCTGTCGGCCATATCAGGATGTATTGCCATGTAGTGCTTGAAGATCTGAGCAGCGCCATCAAGGCTGTGGCCCGTGATTGCGCAAATCTCTTGCAGCTCGCAGCCCGCCAGCGCCAGCCATGTTACGGCAGTGTCTCGCAAATCCTGATCGCGAAGTGTTGCGAGCGATGGCATTGTTTTGGCGGCAAAGCGACGAACACGATTGTATTGCTTGCGGTAATGATCCGGCTTGAACGGTTCCCAGACGCGCTCATCAAGGATCACATATGGTGAAATTACCTCAGCTTCAGCACGTCGTTTCGCTGCGTTTTCCAATCGTTGCTTTAGTTCTTCCGCTTCTGGCATGTCGACCCGTGCGCGGGTTTTCGACTGTCTCAACCGCAAGCGGCCATTCTGGCGACTGGAAAACTGGAGATCCAGCCTGTCTCCTTGTCGCTGACCAGACCAGACAGCCAGTATAATCATGTCACCAATCTCATAACGGCCAAGCTCATCAGCAACTTTGACAAAATGTGCGATTTCTTCCTTCGTTCCAGCGCGCACGCGCGGGTCAGGCGATTTCATTTTCAGCTTGTGTGCAGGATTAACTGTTATCGCCGGGAGCTTTCCGCGATCCATTGCCCAGGAATAGGCAATGCCAAGTATGCGCATGGCACCATTCGCGACATGCAGCCCTTTCGCCTGACGCAAATCATCATAAATTCCTTTGCAGATCGGTTTCGTCACCGCTTCTGCTTCTGATTTCCAGACTTCCTTAGCATACATCTCGATCGAACGGATCTTCTGAAGGTAGTCCATTTGTGTTTTTGATGCGCGATCACGAAAATCCTGAGAGGTCGCGTAATCCCGCAGAAGGCTTTCCACCGTGTAAAAACTTAGCTTTTCCGGCAGTGAAGCCGGTTTCTGTTTGGGCTTGATCTTTGGGTTCTTCTTTATGATCACCAGTTGGTCTTCGAACGTGCGCGACCAATCCAGTGCTTCACCGGCCGTCATCCAGGTGCCGCTAACTTCGCTTATAAGATCAAAGCCTTGCAGGCCGCGCTCGCGCAGTGATGGCGATGGTATGAAACGTGGGCGGCCATTGCGCCAGGTGACGTATTTGATTTTGGGATCCTGTTTACTCATGACTGTTGATCCTTTGTGTTCAGAAAGGCCCTTCGATATCGGCCAGATGCCGAGGCAGATAAGGGCAGCCAAGCCCGTTGCAGGGGCTGTCGCGCCGATGCAGGTGCAAGCCATTGAAGCTGCCCATGCCGTCGTGCGCGCACATATCGCAGACGCCGGCGTCGGTGAAATCCACAGCAATGCCGTTCACTTTGGTGATGCTGCGAGCTGAAACATCGTCGCGGGTTTTGGTGCAAATGCATTCACCGTCGAAGCCGGTGAAGATGCCCCATCGTTTGGTGCCGGGACATGATGTGAAGGTGATGTGGTCCCCAGCTCGCAGATAGTGACGGGCGCGATCAGTGGCGCGGATAAGTTCGCGGCGTTGTTCTTCGGTGAGCGGCATTGGTTCCAGCCTCCTATTGTCGTGTTTCCGGGCCATCCGCAGCACGACCCTCAAGTCGCGCGAGATATTCCCGCAGCATGGCGACCATGTCTTCCCGGCTGCCATTGCTGATATAGTTGACGCGGCCGCCATCGATCTTTCCAAACTCGGCAACCAGCAGGACAAAGCCGACGCCCCGTTTGACGCCGGGCAATCGTGGGCCGTTGAACCATTCATCAACTCGTCTGGCGAGCTCGTTCATGCTTGCATGATATCTGTCTTCTATTGGCGCTTCGCCTGTCATCTTCTTCACCTCTCAAACTTCACGAAAAGAAATAGCCAGCGGCAATGGCCTTTGCCGCCGGCTTTGAGTTGGCGGGTTTTCCCGCTTGGTCTTTTGTTTTTCTAAGGTGGGCCGCCGTCCGGTTTCAGGGGGGGATGAAGACGGCGGCCCGGCGCACCCGATCCGAGCGTCAGGGGGTTAGCCCGGATCATCACGCAAAAGGATGACGACAGTCCAAATGACGCCAGGCAGCACAGTGCAGAAGAACGCGAAACAAATGATCTGCACCATCATGACGCCATCCTTTCGGAGGGGATTTCTTTCCTGGGAAACTGCGGCCACACGGCAATGCCTGTCGCAGCTTCCGCCCTGCCCGCCTGGGCAGATGCGAGGAAATCGCGGAAAGCCATAAGCGCATATTCACGCTCAAGCTTCATATCTGGCAGGTGTTGCCAGTCCGGAAGCTTCTCGCCGGTATCCTCAACAAGATCCGCCATGAGGTTTCCCGCTTCCTCGTAGAGTTCACGCAGGCGCGTGAGCGTGTTGTTACGCATTGCGTGCCTCCAGCTTATCCTTTGCCAGCCGACCGGCCATGGTGAGAACCAGGCGCGATCCACGTGGATGTTTCTCACGGCGGACAAGGCCCGGGCGCTCAAGCGCACGAATGGTTTTTAGGCCGTAGAAATTCGGGCCGATATACCAGCTGCCGTCTGCCCGCTTGCGGTGATGACGATAGCGGTCAATCGCGAGAAGCGCTTCACGCTGGGTGATGGTGAGTGCGCTTGCCGGACGGGCGACGGCCGGCTTGTCCAGGAGCGATGTAGTCATGCCGCCACCTCATTCTGATTGGCGCTGTAGCGCGCCATGAGGATCTTGCGATCGCGGTCAACGAGATTGGCGCGAAGCTCGCTCGCGGCTTCCCGCGTTTTGGCGACCGACCAGGCTTCAAACCAGTTCTCGACCGCGCGGCGCGCCCAGCGAAGATTGCGCTGTGCGGGCAGCGCCGCGGGGAAGCCGATCTCACTACGCTTGCGCAGGAAGTGCGCCCGCGACCAGCCAAGCAGATCCGCAATCTCGCCTGCCGTGACCGTTTCAAGTTGCATGCTCATGCCAAACTCCCGTGTGCAAATCAGTCGATATGCAAACGGTAAGCATTATTGCTTATATTGGCAAGCATAAATTTTGCAGTCGTGCAAATTCTAAATTTGCGAATATTCGAAGTTGCGACAGCGATGTAAGCAATCGACTGGACCGGGGCGCCAGCTACGCAAGCCTTAGCGTGAATAGGTCAGCCATTTCCTCTTGAACGGCACGTTTGAGGCTGCGATATCGAATGACATGATGACAGAATTGCGCGATAAGCAGCTGGCCTGGCTGAACCACATAACTGAGGCAACCGGCCTGACAATCACCGAGATTGCCCGAGCGGCTGGCCTGCACCCATCAACGCTTACGCGCTTTCGATATGCTGACAAGAGCGGGCATAGTCTCACATCCTCTACCGTGCATAAGATCGAAATGGCGACCCGTGTAGCGGCTTACGACACAGGCAGACCGAAAATCAGCGCATTGCTTCAACCTGAAGCATCGCCGTTTCTGCCTTCTGATGATGGCAACCCTCTTGAGCTCGCCTTGCGGACGATCGCCGGACGATCGCAGAGCGTTACCTTATGGAAACTCGAAACCGACAGCCTTTCGGCCATTGGGTATCCGAGGAACATGATTGTCGCGGTGGATGCCGATGCCACACCTCGTAACGGCGACGCTGTGTGCGCGCAAAGACCTGGGTTCCGGCGCCAAACGCAAGACCTCATCTTTCGGGTTTACCGCGCACCATACCTGCTTTCAGCGTCCGATCGCACTGCGCCGGAAGCGCCAGAGATCATCGACAATGAAACCACTCTCATCATCGGTGTCATCGTGGGCGGCTTCACGCTGCGTGACAGGAATTAAGCTTTTCAGGATGGCTTGCGAATTACACCGATAGCGGTCCCGGCGATCGACACGCGATCGTCATCAACCTGCTCGGGGCGTTGCGGTCCAAGACGCATGGAATGCGTCGTGATAAATGGCGCCTGGTAAAGCCGCATCACTGTTTCGGCAATACCGCGAACGGGATCGACAATCTGGGCGATGACGATATCACCAGACTTTGCCCGCCTGTTCTGATCAATGATGACCACATCACCCGGCATAACACCGATGCCGTCAAGCGCTGCACCCTTCATGATCCAGGCTTCAACGCCATTGCGTGATGATCTTGCGGCCTTCACCGCAAGCGAGATCCACTCGGGCTGAGGCTCATTGTCATTGTCGAACGGTAATGCGTCCGGCTCCGCAAGATTATTGAGGTTTCGCCCAGGCATTTGCCCGGGCCGGAAACCGGAATAGCGCGCAACGTTTTCGAGCGTGGACTGCGTGATACCGACAGACCCCGTCCGATCGTTAAAATAGCGCGTGAGTGTCGATGCAGCCATACCAGAATTCAAGGCAAGTTTCGACAGCGACAGGTTCATGTGATCCGCCACTGCTTTAAGCCAAACTTTGGTATCGCGCTGATTATCGATCATGCGCGCTAATTTATTCTGTGGAAGTGCTAACGCAGTCACAAAAAAACACCTTGCAGAATAAGCAATATCGCTTATGCATAATTGCAAAGCGGTTCGCAAGGGTGATTTGCATGTTTTCCGAAATCGAAGCGAGACGGCTCGCCGCCAACATCTCCCAGAAGGATCTCTGTCAGCGCGCAGGGGTTCACCAGACGGCCTATACCCGTCGGAAAAGCGGAAGGGGCGGCATGGGGGAGCGAACGCTCTCCAAGCTCAAGACTGCGCTGGATGAGATGATCAGTGAGCAAATCGCCGCGCTGAGCGAGGAAAGGTCAGAGCAATGAGCGAGTCGTCACCGTCAGACTTTCTGCAGGAGCATGTGAAAAATGGCGGGCCTGAAACGGTCAAGGCCATGCTCGATGTGATCCGCGAGCGCTTCCGCCAGATCGGTGAGGAAGGATTTACACCTGCGGATGATGACAAATATGAAGGTCCTGACCTTGCCCGTGCTGCAGCTTGCATGCTGAGCTTCGCCTTAAGGGATCATGTCGGGATCCTTCTGCAATCTCGCCTGAACTATTTGATACCGGTGCTGTGGCCCGCCAGCTGGGACTGGCAATGGTTCAAGAACAGCGATTACCGGCGCACGCTTGTGAAGGTCTGTGCGCTGCTGCTGGCCGAGATTGAACGTGTCGATCGCGCGGAGGCCCGGAAGGGCAAGGCGGGTGCGGAATGAAAAAGGCGACACCGAACCAGCTTTCCGCCCTGAAATGGCTCAAAAACCGCAGCGGCGACGGCGTGTTTGACCGTAATCAGGTGCTCAATGCCTGCGGCGAACGTGCCCCTGTGATGCGCAGCACCTGGAACAAGCTGCGCGATCTTGGCCTTGTCGAACCCTACCTCAATAACCGGCGTCTGCGCATTACCGAAAACGGCCTGCGCATTGACCTTTCGAAGGTTAATGAAAGCGAAAACGGGAAAAGCGAATGACCCGCGCAGGCGCCATCATCACCGCAACGGATCAGGTGCCGGTGACTGCCCGCAATGCCGGGCCACAGGCGGTCCGTGCGTTTTATCAGACCATGATCGACGACATGAATGCTGCTTCGCGCTGGCTTTCGGCGGGCGGCCTGGTGCTGACCGGCCACGGCTATGACCGGGCAACCGGTAATGTGCTTTTGCGCGGGATCGCAACAGACGGCCGGGGCGCAACGATCGACGATCTCAGAACAATCGGGAGTTCATCGCCATGATGACACCGAGGGTTCTCATTGGCTGCGAGTATTCGGGGATCATGCGCCGGGCGTTTGCGGCTCGGGGTTTCGATGCCTGGTCTTGTGATCTTCTGCCCGCCGAGGATGGAAGCAACCGACATATCCGAGATGACGTGCGCAACCACCTTGGAAGCGGCTGGAACCTGCTGATTGTTGCGCATCCTCCATGCACGCGGCTTTGCCGATCCGGCCGGCGTTGGCTTTCCGGCCCTGGCGATATGACGCCGCCCAAGAAATTGCCGAAAGGAAGGACGTGGGAGAGCATGATCACTGAATTTGAGAACGGCGTTGACCTCTTTCTTGCCTGCTGGAACGCGCCTGTTGCTCATGTCGCGATCGAAAATCCGGAAATGCACGATCTTGCCAAGCGGCGGATGCCTTCTGATCTGCCTGTGCCACAGATCGTTCAGCCCCATTGGTTTGGGCATCCCGAGTACAAGGCAACCGGCTGGTATCTGCGTGGACTTCCTGAGTTGCAGGCAACCGATCGGCTGCCTGAGCCGGTGAAGGGCTCGGCAGAGTGGAAACGCTGGAACCGCGTGCACAGGATGCCACCCGGACCGGCCCGCGCAAAGGAAAGAAGCCGCTCGTTTCCGGCCATGGCCGAAGCCGTGGCCAAACAGTGGGGCAATGTGCTTCTGCGCGGGATCGCTACAGACGGCCGGGGCGCAACAATCGACGATCTCAGAACAATCGGGAGAGAATGAATGGCTTTCGAGAAGGTGAATAATCAATCTGATGCCAAAGGTGATGAGACGGGTATCAGGATCTCGCTTGCACGGATCAAGTCGGCGCCGGCAAAGCTGCGCTTGATCGTGGATGATAGCCTGCTGGCGGAAGTCTTTGGCTCTCTGGGTGTCAAGCAATCATTCGATCTGCTTGTTGGTACTGAGGCGGATCACGGCTTTGTACGATTGGTTCAATCTTCCGCTGGCACGATGAAAGCTGTTGTTCGTCACTTCGGCCCCAGTGGCAACCAAAGGAAGGTGCTTGTGTTTAATTGCGGGCACTTGCGGCAGTTCGTTGACCGTTCTGAAGCTGCTCAGCCCGTGCAATGGAAGCGCATTGATGCAGCAACGATCGAGATCGTGTTGCCGAATTGGGCTGATGAAACGCGTCCGGCACAGACCCGAACCAAGCCGGCAATGTCCTCGCAAAAACAGATGAACGATGAAGCTGTAGCGCGGCGCAAAAGGCTGGGGCTTTGACAATGACCAATGATCTTGAACGCATGATCCGTGTTGTCGGGGAGAAGCTTGCCAGTATTCCGCCGATCAAGAGCGACCCGTATGAACGCTATTTTGAAAGCCAAAAGGCGCATCGCGCAGCGGCCCAACAGGCATTTGCCGCGCTGGAAGCAGAGGCCGGAGCGCAAACCGCCGACAATTGGAACGGCGCGATGATCCGGCTTTGCGGAATTCGGTCCACCTCGACCAGCGGCGTTGCCGGTGCGCTCAACAACTGGATCAAGGCAGCGAAGCTGAAGCTTGCTGCCGAGCAAAGGCTGAAACGCCGATGAACTGGATGAATGCCGCCTTAGTCGGCGTCGACATGTTTCTGATCGGCCTCGCATTCTGGGCTGTCAGGGGAATATGGCGTGCGGAGCAACAGCTTCGCGAACTCAAGAAGAGGATGGAAAATGAGTGATCAAGCGATTGAGGCCGAAATTCAGGCCAAGGGAAAGACGGCGCCACGTATTACGGTGGATGATATCGAAGATAAGATAAGAAGCGAGCATTATTTCACTGCACGTCAAGGAGCCGAGCTGGAAGGCGCAGTCACACTCTGGCATCCAGCTTGGGAAGACCCACGCAGCATCGAAGCTCTCGGGCTTTTGACCATCTGTGTCCTGGTGCTGCGCAACGGCTTCACCGTGACAGGCGAAAGCGCCTGCGCCAGCCCTGAAAATTTCGACGCTGAAATCGGCCGCAAGATTGCCCGTCAGAAAGCCGTTGAAAAGATCTGGATGCTTGAAGGCTATCGCCTTCGCCAGAAGCTTTCCGAGGCGGAAGCCTGACACTGCCGGCGGCCTGCTGGCCGCCGTTTCCCGCGCCGAATTTGTCCGTTGTATCGGCGCCAGTTTTCCCCTTGAGACAGAAATGAAGACGTGTGCGCTATGGGCGAACGGACCCCTTACAAGCCGGATCAGACACAGGCGCTTGCTGCGATCGAAAGGCGGCGGCAAGTGCTCGCTGTTAGCCATGCAGATCTTGCTCATACGGCGGGGCTGAGCCAGGCGACATGGCGGCGCATCAGGCGGGAGAAGCGCGCATTTCCGGCACAGGTAAATGCGCTTCGCTATGCGCTCAGAACGATTGAGAAACGCCGCCAGGTCGAGGATCAGTCATTCCCGGAGAGCGATGATGTGTGAACGGCAAAGCACAATGGTTCGTGCGGCCGTAACCGCGCTGAAGGCAATTCGTATTGCTGTCGCTGCCTCACCGCTTCTTTCGCGCCGGCAGCAGGTCGTTGAAACCTATTTGCTTGTGACTGTGTGCAATGTGACGGGCGCCACTGCCGCATCAGCACTCGGCTGCACCAAGCAGAATGTTTCGAAGCACCAGCGAACAGTCGAGCGGTTGCGTGAAAACACCGCTTTCGACCAGGCGCTTTCAGAAATCGAAACTGCAATGCTTGGAGAGTGACATGGCCGATATCCTGCACCTTTCAGCAAAGCTTGTTCGCCTTCTCGGCCGGATAAGAAAGGCAGAAGCAGTCATGCGCATGGCCGCAGACAGCGACAATGCAATCCGCATTGGCAAGGGATTTTCCTACTTCACACTGCCTGACGGCAGGCATGTCAACGCTGATGATGTTCAACGGTTCATCGATGACGGTTTTCTGATTGAGGTACAAGACGGGCTATTCAACCGGGGGGGGCAGACGCTCAAGGTCGCCGAGCCCCTGCCAACCTTCACCACGGGGCGGAGGCGTAGGGAAAAATGAGCCGTTTCTCGATTGCCAAAGACCGGGCCAAGGATGATCTCGAAAACATTATCGAGACACTGTTTCATGCCTCGAAACGCCACAAACGGACAGCGTTGTGGAATGTGGCCAATCCTTATCGCGCCAAGAGCAAGCCAGATCAAATGTGCGTATGGCTGACCGGAAGCCGGCGCGGTGCCTGGAAAGACTTTGTTTCCGGTGACAAAGGCGATGCCATCGACCTCGTTGCCTATGGGATATCCGGTGATGTGAACGATGACAGCCGCATGGCTGCCGTCGAATGGCTGGAAGACCGTTACGGGCTGCGCGACATGAGCGCAGAACGCCGGCAGGCGATGGAAGCCGAAGGAAGAAGCCGCAGGCTCGCTGCGGAGGCCAAGGAAGCGCGCCGGCGCACCAGCAATATCGAGCGGGCCCGCAAGTTTTTCTACGGTTGTTCCGAGGTTATCAGCGGGACGCCGGCTGAGCGGTATCTTGCCAGTCGTGGGGTTACGCTTTCCGCTATCCCCTCCCTTGGCCATGCAATCCGTTATCGTCCGAATTGTGAATACTGGATGGATGATGACCGGCCGGAAATGCCGGCGATGATCCATGGCATGGTGACGGTTGATGGTCGCATTGCAGCCAACCACTACACATTTCTGCGGGCTGATGGCAGCGCCAAGGCTGATGTCATCAAGCCGAAGCTAATGTTCCCGGAAACATCAGGCCTTGTCATCCGCCTTACGAATGGTGCGGCCGGGATCGGCGCCGAGAAGGCAGCAGTCCAGGGCATAACCTCGATCGTTGGTGTGGTTGAGGGGTGTGAGGATGGCTATTCGGCTGCGGTTTCAAACCCGGAACTGCGCATGTGGGCGACGGGGTCGCTTCCCGGGCTTTTGAGCCTGCCGGACCACGCAAGCGCGAGCGCTTACATCATCTTTCAAGACAATGACTGGGGAAAACCGCAGGCGCGCGCGCTGTTTCGCAGAGCCGTCGCGCGGATCAGGAGCTTCGGCAAGCCGGTGCAGGTTCTCGCAATGCCGGCAAGCTGGGGGAAGGACGTGAACGACGCGCTCAACAGGAGGCAATGGTGAAACTGGATATAGCAACACTTGATGTGATTGAGGCGGCGGCGGCCGTAGCACATTCTGCCGTCAGCCAGCTCTACGGCATGTTCAATCAAACGGATGGACTGGACTGGACCGGAAGCGGGCTTGAGGGCGATGCGCTGAATGCCGCGATTTATGACATGGGGCAGTACTGCACCATACGCCAGGCTCATGGAGAGCAGCTCTGGCTGAAATGGCTTCACGGAAAGAAGCTGACTGAGGATGTTCCGGAAAGCGGGAAGTTTCAAGACGTCGAAACGACCCGGAAATGGGCATACCAGCTTTTCGCACATCTGATGCTGACCACGGTCGCGAAATTCTCGGCCGAGAAGGCGCGCGTGATCGAGACGTCTGCCAGGAAGCGGCAGAAGGCAGCGCCGACGCCGGCACTTGAGGACACGATTTTCGAACCGGTCGGCAATCTCGACGAGCTCGAGCAATCGCATGTCGCATTCCTGAAAAATATCGGCCGGGTCACCGGGCCGACCTCGGCGCCTGTGCCTGTTCCAGTCCAGGCGCCGGCGGATCCTTCCGTAATCACCCCCCTGACAATCGGAGAAAAGAGCGATGAAAAAGGCCCAGCAAATGGCGAGCCGCAAGAAGGCGGCGAGGATGGAAAGGCAGCGGGCGCTCCACAGGAAAACGGTGCGGTGGTGGAAGGCAACGGTGTTGCGGCCGCTGATGCAAACAGGCCGGTCGGGCAGCACCCGGATAAGCAGGATGCAAAGGCTGCAGGATCTCGGACTGTGGTGACCCCTCCCCTTGTGCCGAAAAAGAAAACCAGCCAACAGCGCGGAAAGACCCGCCGATCGCGCACTGCGAAACTGAGCGGTGCGCCGAAATCGCCACGAAACTGAGCGCTCAATTGTCAACCGAATGGCGGGTTTTGGCCCGCCTTCTGACCCTTGAAAAAGTTATCCACAGGTAAATTTGATGCAGGAACAGGGGACAAGCGGAGGGGCAGCACGGGTTGGCGGACTGATCGCCGGGGCGAGTGCGCGCGTGAAGCTTGAGAAAAAGCGTGCTGCTGCTGCCTATCCGCCGCCGGGAAAGCCACTTGAAGGCATTTCACCGGGGGAGTGGCAATTGCAGGGCTATGTCGATGAGACAGGGTTTCTGCCGCAAAATTGCCCAGTGCGGCCGCTCGGCTATGACGGCGAGAATTTCTATTTCGTCGACACTATGGGGCAGGTTTTCAACACAGGTGACAGTGCTCTCGGCGTTGAGCGCCTGCAGAAGCTTTTCGCCGGTCATGAAGATTTCCTCTATTGGGCGTGGCCGGCCAAGGACGTCAAGAAGATGTTCGCGGATCCGGGTTTCAAATCTGAGCGGGTGCGGCGTGATCTTTTCGCAGCCTGCAGGGCGCGCGGGGCCTGGACGATGAGCGACACGGTGCGCGGCCGGGGCGCCTGGCGCGATGACCAGGGCAATCTTCTGCTTCATTGCGGCGATGCCATGTGGATCGACGGACAGCTGGAAGATACCGGCGAATATGACGGATATTTCTATCCCCGCCGGCCGAGAAGCTTTGAGCCCTGGGCTGAGCCGGTGAAGCAGGAGGATAATCCTGCAACGCAGCTGTTCGAGATCCTGCGGACGTGGAATTTCGCGCGTGGCGACATTGATGTGATGTTCCTTGTCGGCTGGATTGGCGTTGCGATGCTGGGCGGTGCACTTGAATGGCGCCCGTCTGTCTTCCTTGTCGGTGATGCCGGTACCGGAAAATCAGAGCTGTTCGGCAAGAACGGGCTGATACGATCGGTTCTCGGCCGGATGATGGTGGCAACGACCAATGCGACGGAAGCCGGTCTTTATCAGCTTGTTGGTCATGACAGCGTTCCAATCGCTATCGATGAGCTCGAGGGCGAAGACGGGCAGGATCAGGCGCAGAAAGTAATCAAGATGGCGCGTGATGCCGCGTCCGGATCCGTGCGCATCCGTGGCGGACAAAATCACAAGGGCGTTGAATTCCAGGCGCAGAGCTCGTTTGCCTTTTCCGGTATCAACCCGCCGCCGATACCGCCGGCAAACCTTACGCGACTTGTGATCATCGAAATGATGCCGCTGAAAGTGACTAGCAACAAGGCGCCGGTGCTTTCTGCAGCTGAGACAGTCGGCCCGCGATTACTGCGGATCCTTGCTGATGGCTGGCAGGACCTCGAATACAAGCTGGACCAGTATTATGCCATTCTGCGCGAAGCCGGGCATAACAGCCGAGGCCAAAAGACCTTTGGAACCTTCCTCGCCCTCGCCCATACGCTTATCGGCGACGATGGGCTGAAAAAGCTTGGCCTTCCATGTGAGGCAAACAGCGATACGTATAAGTGGGCCGAATGGCTCAAACCTGATGCTCTGCCGGAACTTGAAGGCGGCGGAGAGACATGGCGCCAGGCGATTGAATTTATCCTGACCAGCGAAATTCAGGCTTATGCCGGCGGTGTGCGCAAGACGGTCGCCGAGGTGATTGAGGATCTGCGCGACGGACGCGGTGACAGCAGCCATGAAGTGGCCTTCAATGATACGAGAACGATGCTTGGCCATGCAGACCTTGGCCTGCTCTCGGCCGGCAAGGCCGGCTATATCCTCGCAGTGCCGCTCTCGTCGAAGAAACTCGGCCGTGCACTTATGGATACGCCTTTCGGTGATCCAGGCGGCAATGGTTCGTGGAAATGGGCATTACGACGCGCTCCACCGCAGATCGTGTCCAGGGATATCGATGCTGGGGGCGCGCCAGACAATCGTATCAGGATCGCGGGGCGGCGAACGCGCTGCCTGTTCATTCACCTAAGGCAATTTGAAGCATCAACATGACGTTCTCTACCGAAAGGTGCAGAGCACCGCCGAATTTTGTCTTTTTGGATAGGGGAACCCGCACCCTGACCCGTCGCAATGCGAGTAATTGCGCGGTTGACCTTCTGCGCTCTGGCGTAGGCTTTATTCATGCGTGTGGTGGCGCGAAATTCTGTCCCGGCTTTGTCCCGGATTTGTCCCGCTCAATTTTCACCATAAGCCATTGTTTTAATACAGCGATTTCTATTCGTGGGACAATGGGACAACGGGACAGGAAAAACTCTCACATACACATGCGCATACGCACATACATGAGGAATAATTTTGTCCCGTTGTCCCATTGTCCCACATATATACCTATATCATTGATATATATGAATAAATATAGAAATAAACATTGGGACAAAGCCGGGACAAAGCCGGGACAGGTTTTGAGGGCGGCATGAATAAACAATCTGAAAATACTGCTGATGAGGGATCGGGTGAGTTCGCCGATGCCGGTGCGGCGTGGGAGCGCCGGGAGGCCGAGCGGCTCGGCCGGGACCGGAAGGCAAAGCCGAGGCGTAAGCCCGGCAGGCCACCAGGATCGACGAACAAGCGATCGCGTGACCTTCTCGCCCTCCAGGAGGAGAAGGGTTACGCGGACCCGGTTGAGGCCCTAATGCAGTACTGCACCATGCCGGCCGAGGCGCTGCATGCCTGGATCTGCGAGCGCGAAAGCGGCAAGAAGCCGTCTTTGTGGGAGGTTATGCAGCATCAGGCCTCCATGCGGGTTCAACTGGCGCCCTTCCTGCACGCGAAGATCATGAGCATGCCGGCCGCAATTGAGGAGCTGTTGCCGTTGCTGATGATCAACCTCGGCACCAATCAGCTCGACCAGGCGCGTCAAATTGCCGAGCAAAAGGGCATCCCGATCGGCTCACCTCTATTGGAAGGAAAAGCCAATGAAAACAAGTAGTTGGATGTATCGTTGTCATGTGATATTTTCTGAATTGCGTCACACGGTATCCAAGCTGTTGTTTTCACTGAATGTTCTACTGATCAAAGATCAGTTGCAGTGCGCAGCCTGGTGCGATGCGGATGCCACCCCTGCCCCTCGATCGATCACGGCATGCGGCGCGCCATGGCCGCGCGGCCAGCGCGCGGGCCTTCCCGACGACGGGGGGTACCCCCCGGTGCAGGGGTCGGCGCTTTCGCACCGATCCCAATTTCAGCCATTGGGCGCTGATATGTCAAAAAACGTTCAATCTGGACGATGCGCCGCGTTTGCCCTGGGCGTGGAAAGGGTCGGGGAACATGAAGCTAAACGGTCCCTCCCGCCTCGATCGGGGTCAGGGGATAGCGGATCAGATATCCTGCTATCCGGATTTTGTGCGGGATTGATTGAAAGGACGATCTCCGGCCTCCGGCCTCCGATCGACATCGAAGGTGTCACCGCGCATGCGCGCGCGGTGACTGGTCTTTCCGTCAGGAGCGCGCGCCGATGAGCGACAGAAACGCGGTAATTACACGCGATGATCTGCGTGCCCTTTCTGCGGCTGAGGAGCGCGCGCTTGTCGCAAGGTATGAGATTGACGAAAAGTTCAATCCGTTCTCATACACCCCGCCTGGTCCAGTTGCTCAGGCCTTTATCCTGTCCAATCTCCCTACGGCTGTCATCATGGGGCCGCTCGGCGGCGGCAAGACCACCGCCTGCACCTTCAAGCGTATCTATGAGGCAACACAGGCACCAATCGCCTGGCACCCTGCTGATGGAAAGCCGACGCGTATGTGCCGCTGGATCGTTCTGCGCGATACGTTCAGATCAGCCGAAAAGACCGTTCTCGAGAGCTGGAAACAGTGGTTTCCGAAAGGGTACCCGGGATCAAGCTGGGCGGGTGGGAATGATCGCCCAGTGACGCATACACTGCGATTTATGGGGTCAGATGGCATCCGTATCGAGGCAATCACCGAATTTGCGGGGCTTGGTGAAAACTCGATCGAGACGATGATGAAAGGCCGTGAATATTCAGGCGGCTGGCTCAACGAGACAGATACGCATGCAGATGGATCGATCGATGACATGGAACAGCGTGTCGGCCGCTATCCATCTGCTGCAATCCTGTTGTCGGTCGATGAGCTGGAAGATCTCGGCCGGAAGCTGGGGCATCGGCTTGTCTCTGGCCAGCGGAAATCGGTCGTTATCGGCGACATGAATGCGCCAACAATCGACAACTGGACGTATCGTGTTCTCGTCAAGTTGAAAACACCGGATCGCCACCTGTTCGAACAGCCTTCAGGCCGGGCCGATGATGCGGAAAATCGGTATAATCTCGAGCCGGATTACTACGATCGGATTGTTCGCAACCAGGAAGATTGGTTCATCCGGCGTATGGTCGATAATAAATTCGGCTATTCGCGCGCCGGCAAGCCGGTCTATGATGGCTTTGACCGTCCCCGGCATGTCGCCCGATCACGCATCATTGTGGATCCACGCCTGGCGCTCGGCATCGGTGTCGATATCAGCATGAACACGCTCAACCCTGCGGCCGTCTTCGGGCAGGTGCATGCGCCAGGCAGGATTATGGCGGTGCGCGAATTATACCTCGGCCATGGTGTCGGCGCTGCGCGCTTTGGCGAGGCTATGTTGCAATGTCTTTCAGAGCATTTTTCGAATGCCTCGAAAGTGCGCCTGTGGGTCGACCCCGCCGCAGAATATGGCGCCGATCGCGAAGGCGGCCAGCTCACAGCAATGGAAACGCTTTCGGTGATCCTCGGCATTCCGGTTCTCATTCCTGCTGGCGGATCAAATGAGCTTGGCATGCGCCTCGATGCCGTCAAGACAGAACTCAGGGGCTATATCGAGCCAAATACACATCTGCAGATCGACCCGGAAGGCTGCCCGCTTCTGCTTGAGGGGTTTGAGGGGAAATATCGCTATAAGCGCAAGCCTGAAAAAGCATCGACCGATTACGAGGAGCAGCCGGAAAAGACGCATCCGTGGTCTGATTTGCAAGATGGCCTGCAATATCTCATCCTCGGTTTCCGCGGTCGCGCTGGCATTATCCGCGGTGCTGCAGACAAGGATCGGGAACCGAAAAATAGTGGCGCCTGGTCAAGTCAGAAGCGCAGCAGTTCGACGCCCTGGGGACAGCAGGGTTTTGACCCGCATGCAGTTGGCCTGAAGCGATGACAGTGGAAATCGAAAGTCCGGCAACAATCTTTGATGTTGCGGCTCTGTCTGGCGCGGCAAGCCAGATTGACTGGGCCGTTGCAAAAGAGATGTGGAGCGCTGGCGAAAGCTTCGTGCTCCGGGCCGATGGTAAGGAAATCGGCCTGTTTGGCCTCTACCCATGCGACAATAACGTGGCGGAAGCATGGTTCTGCGTCACGCCGGCCTGCGCCCGCCACATGCTTTTTCTCATTCGGCAGATCCGGTTGACGCTGGATAGCCGGCCTTACGATTTCATCATGGCTTATTGCAGGACTGATGCGGGCAAGCGGATCGCACGGGCCTCTGGCTTCCGCTTTCTCGCGGACGGAACGGATTTTGAGCAGTGGGTGAGAGATGGGCGATCTATTCGGCGGCAACAGTGGCAAGGATCTGAAGGCGCAACAGGAAGCAAATCAGCGTAAGCAGCTTGCGGATCTGGCGCGGCAACAGGCGGAAGTTGACCAATCCGTCAGCAGCAAGGCCGGGCGCAATACCGGTAGCAAGCTTCTGTCATTCCTTTCCGGCTCGGGTGTAGATACCCTCGGCGGTGCCTGATGAGCAAAACACAACGGCTGAAAGACCGCCGCGAGGCGGCCAAACGTGAGCGTGACGAATTCCAGCCGCTGCTCGATGAGGCCTATCAGTACGCAATCCCCTACCGTAAATCGGCGAATTCCGAACGCAGCGGAACCTCGCGCGGCGAGAAACGTGTCGACCAGGTCTATGATCATACAGCGATCGACAGTGCGTTCCGTTTCGCCGGAAAACTTCAGCAAGATTTCTGGCCTGCAGGTCAGGACAATTTCAAGCTCGAGCCCGGCCCGGTCATAATCTCAAAAGAAGACCGTGATCAGCTTACCAAGCAGCTCGCGCCCATTACACAGGTGGCTGGCGCCTTCTTCGATGATGGCGACTGGGGCATGGCATTTCATGAAATGGCGCTTGAGCTCTCGGCCGGGACCGGTGCAATTCTCATGGATAGCTCTGAAGACCCGGAAAAACTCTGGGAACCGATGAGCGTTCCGATCGATGAGCTATTGCTTGAGAATGGCCCGCGCAATCGCATTTCCGGTATCTTCTGGACCCGCCGCATGACCGTGCGCGTCGTCAGCGAAACATGGCCAAACGCTCCTCTCGGCGAAAATCTGAAAGAAAGGCTGAAGCAGAAGCCGGAAGACGAAATCAAGGTCTACCAGGATACCGTTTACGACCCGAAAAAGAAAAAATGGGTCATGACAGTCTGGTGTGATGACCAGACGGCAGCGCTGCATGAGGTCGAAAGTCGGACAAATCCGTGGCTATCGCCGCGTTATTTCCGCGTTCCGGGTGAGACGCAGGGCCGTGGCCCGGTCATGCTCGCCATGCCGACAATCAAAACGCTCAACACAACAGCCAGACTGCAGCTTCAGGCGGCGGCAATTGCGATGCTTGGCGTCTATACAGCTGTGGATGACGGTGTGTTTAATCCCGATCTTGCAGTCCAGGCGCCGGGCGCTTTCTGGAAGGTAGCCCGCAATGGCGGAACGCTTGGGCCGTCGGTGCAGCGCTTCCCGGATCCTCGCCTTGATCTTTCAAATATGGTTCTCAATGACATGCGCATGGGTGTGAAAGCAACCATGATGGATCAGAGCTTGCCGACAGACGGCGCGGCCGTCAGATCAGCGACGGAAATTCTTGAGCGGGTCAAGAGACTGGCATCAGACCATCTTGGTGCTTACGGGCGGCTGGTGGAGGAAGTCACCATTCCCGCCGTCAAGCGTGTGCTCGAGCTTGCCTATAACAAGGGTTACATCGCCGAGGATATTCCGATTGATCAGCTTCTGGTGCGTATTCGGATCAAGAGCCCGCTGGGAATTGCGCGCGAGGCACAGCGGATCGAAAAAATCGTTCAATGGCTGCAGATGGTGCTGATGATCCTTGCCGATCGCGCCGGCCGCGTTGCCAAGGTCGAGGATGCCTTGATCATGGTCGGCCGCGATTTCGGCGTTCCGGAAGAACTGATCACATCAGCTGATGAGCGAAAGGCAATGGACGAACAAGAAGCGCGGGCGCAGGCCCTGGCGGCTGCCGCTCAGGTTGCCGGCGCTGGAGCGGGGATGGGATGAAAGCTCAGGATTTGGAACAGATTGTCAAAGGTGCTGCCAATGGCGATTGGAGCTGGTTCGAAAGTGCGGACCCTTCGGTAAAGCGGGCGATGGATCTCAAGCAGGCGCGTGATGCTGAAGACCAGAAGACGATTGCCAGCGCCTGGGCGCGATTTGCCGACAGCCCGGACGGAAGAAAGGCGCTCGAGCGTTTGTTTGATACGACGCTGAGGCGAGCTGTCTATTTCGCGACGCTGGGTCTTGAGCCTTCCAGCATGGCGGTTTTTGGCGCCTTCCGGGAGGGGCAGAACTCGGTTGCCCATGAGATCGCAAGACAGATTGGTCTTGCGGAAAATGAGGCCGTGAAGCCTCGCGACGTGTGAGAGGTGATGCATGTTTGACGTGATACGGAAATATCTGCCGCTTTTTGATGCTGAAGGCGGCGGCGCTCCTGGTGGCGGTGAAGGTGGAGACGGCGGCGAAGGCGGTGGAGATCCAGGGGACGCTGGCGGCGGTGCCTGGACTGCGCCGGAAGGTATCCCATCCGAGTTTATCGGCGCAAATGCAGATGAAACGCTCGGAAAGCTGCTTGGCGGCTTCAATGATGTTAGTACCCGCTTCACCGGCATGCGGGACAAGCTCTCAAAAATGCCGGCAGCCCCGAAAACGCCGGATCTTTACAGCTTCGAACCTGGTGAGAACCTATCACCATTCTTCGGTGACCTCTCACAGGACAAGATGTTCTCGGCCGCGCGTGATGCCGCCCACAAACACGGCATGAGCCAGGAGCAATTCTCCGGATTTCTCGCCGATACATTCGGGCCGATGGCAGAAGCCGGTCTTCTTTCGACACCCTTCGATGCTGCTGCCGAACTGACCAGCTTTCAGAATGCGACTGGCCTCGATAAGGCCGGTGTGTCGCGTGAGCTGCAAGCAACCGACACTTTCGCCAAGGGGCTGATCGCGCAGCTCGACATTCCTCAGGGCCTTGCCGACCAGGCGAAAGGCTTGCTTCTGGGGATGACGGACACTGCCGCCGGCAACATCGTGCTGCAGGCACTGGCAAAGCGCATGAATGCATCCGGTTTCGGCCTCGAAGGCCGTGGCGGAAATGAGGGCGCGCTGACCGAAGCCGATCTGCACAAGCTCGATGCAGACCCGCGTATCGATCCCGCGAACCGTGAGCACTCAGACCCTGAAAAGCGCTTCGACCCGGAACTGCGCCAGCGCTATGACGCTGCTTACAAACGGCTGTATGGCTGATCCTCCCACCTCATACATGCAGCCAGAAGGGCCGGCCTTGCGCCGGTCCTTTTCTGTTCCGGTTTACCGGACCGCCTGCCGGGTAGGCTTAAGGCAGACAACGGGCGGACCTGCATGAGCAATGGCCTCTCCGGCCAAGCCGGACCCTGAGCTGCACGCGGCCTCTCCAACCGGTGTTTTCAGCAAAACATCTTGGAGATGCAAAATGACCATCAATGCAAATGCCTGGAATACGACCCAGTTTGCCAACCGTGCGATGCACATCTATCAGCAGAAGGGCAACCGCCTGCGTCCGACCGTTTCCCAGGCGACGCGTATCGAGAAGAATGAAAAGGCGGTTTTCTGGCTCGCCGGAAAGTCCGTCGCCAAGAAGAAAACCCGCCGCGAGCGCAATGTCCCCGGCAACGCCGGACGCAAGAATTTTGAAGTCCCGCTCGAGACATGGGTCGCCTTCGATACCGTCGAAGAATATGACGTCGATCGCATGACGGTCGATGAAAAGGAAATCGTCTATCAGAGCGGCGCCAACGCGCTCGGCCGGGCAACCGATATCGAAATCTACGCTAAGATGGCCGCCGCCAAGACAACCTTTGACACTGGGCTCGACTTCTCGGCCGGAGCCTTCTCGGCCGCCAACGCGCTGGCGCTTTGCGCTGCTCTGCAGAATGACAAGGTTCCGTGGAATGGCGAAGTCTATTGCGGTCTTCCCTCCCTGCAGTGGAACCAGTTCATCGCCAACAAGGTCGTGAATTCGTCCGACCATGTCGGCCCGAACGGCCTTCCCTTTGTCCAGGCGACCGACAGCCGCTTCTGGAATGGCGTCAACTGGTTCCTTTTCGTCGAAGAGGATGCGGAAGACCTGTATCCCGTCCCTGCTGAAAATCAGCAGGATCTGTTCATCTGGCACAAGTCCGCGATGGGATGGGGCAACAATACCGATCTCCGTGTCATTCCGCAGTGGGATAACTACGAGGACTGCTGGACGATCAACATGCAGGCCAAGGGCGCAGCAACCACCATGCAGGAGGGGAATGGGGTCAAGCGCTTCCGTACCTCGACCAATTCCGCCATCGCCATCATCTGAATTTTCCAGCCTGGGCGCTGTTGCGCCCTCGCCTTTCCTTTCAATTGGAGACTGAAACCATGGCTTTTGATGTTAAGGGCTTCCGCACGGTTGATTTCATGTACAACCCGTCCGGCGCTGCCGGTGCCAATCTCGGCGTTCATAACTACGTCACGAACGATGATACGGCGGCGGTGGAAACGGCCGGCTATTTCAATGATCTGACCGACCGTGTGAAAAAGGGCGATCACATCGACTGCACGCTTGATCTCGATGGGACGCCGATGCGGCGCAACTACATCGTACTGTCCAATACCGGCGGCGTCGTTGCCATCTCGGCGCAGAACGTCGCCTGATTTTCTGCGCTGATCGCGGCCGCCGGTTTCACGTCCCGGCGGCCGTCTCTGCTTCTATAAGGAGGATGGCATGGAGCTCGCAACCCCGCTTGACATCGTAAACGCTGCCTGTGCGCTGATCGGTGAAACGGCAATTCAAAGCTTTGATGAGGATGCTGGTGGCGACAGCGGCGCGGCGCTGATCTATGGCATGGTGGTTGATTACAATCTCGGCCTGCAGCCCGCCGGCTTCTCTTTCGCACGCGAAATGCGCCAGCTATCCCGCCTTTCTTCCGGCACGCCCTTCACCGGGTTTGACTATCTTTTCGACATTCCCGGCGACTTCACGGGAACGCCCGTTTTCCTGACAGATGACCCGACCAATCCAGATCGCCGTTTTTCACGTTTCGTTCTTGTCGATCGCCGCGTGAGCGCCAGCGCTGACCCGCTTTATGCTATGGTCAAATTCAGGCCTGAGCCCTCGCGCTGGACGGCAACATTCAAGCGCGCAACAATTACCGCGATTGCCGCTGAGCTTGCTTTCTCGCTTGCCTCAGACCGCAATACGAGATCCGATCTCAATTCGGCCGCCTATGGCAGCTCTGTCGAAAATTACCGTGGCGGACAGATGCGTGCGGCGCTTTCCGAAGATGGGTTCTCAAACCCGCCTCGCCCGGCCGGAACACAGGCGAACCCGCTTGAACAGGCCTGGAGAAGCTGATGGTTGCGCGTCCCGGCAGAACGCAGGCCGCCTTCACGGCTGGTGAGCTCGATCCGCTGCTTTATGAGCGGATACAGCTGAAATACTTCCAGACTGGACTGCAGCATGCGGAGAATGTGGTTATCGCGCCGCAGGGTGGGTTTTCGAACCGGCCGTGCCTGCGGTTTATCGGGGCTCTGCCCTCGACTGCCTCCCGGATATTCCCATTTATGTCATCGCTTGGCACAGCCTATGATATCGTCTTCGCGGGGACGGCCGGGGAAGTCTGGTCAGCATCGGCCAAGGATGCAGATATTACCGTTCCAGATATCGGTGATGTGCTGGACGAGGTCACTGATGCCCAGCGCTTCGATACGCTATTGCTGTTTCACCGTGACGTCGAACCGCGCCGGATCCGGCTGACGGACAGCGGATGGTCCGTTGATGCGCCGCCATTTGAAAACATCCCCAATTACGACTATGGCGGCACATACACGAATGGCGTCTCTGCCGTCTGGTCTCTTCAGTTTGTTGGCCTGACAACTGGCGTATCAGTTTTTACGCTGACCGTTTCAGATCAGGAAACATGGTCAATTACCTATTCCTCAACCATGAGCGAGCTCGTCAGCTGGATCAGCAGCGCGCTCGCCGGTCTTCCGAATGTTGCGTCTGGTTTTTCTGTCAGTTCTCCTGAGAGCAACAAAATTCAAATTACCTTTTCTGGCGAAGGGAATGAGGGCGATGGCTGGGCTGTTTCGGGCGTTGTGGCGAACAAATCTGACGCTGCGATTGTCTCGGTAAAGGAAACCGTCGGCGTTGCACCCGGTGAGCCGCTTATCTCGGCTGACAAGGGCTGGCCGCAATGCGGAACATTCTATAACCAGCGCCTTATCCTTGGCGGTTTCAAAAGCCTGCCGCATGCATGGATGATGAGCCGGCAGGCCGATTATTACGAATTCAACAACCGCTTTACACAGGATGATGGGCCAGCACTTATCCCTATGGATGCGGACGGCGGCGAAGCGATCGAGCATATCTATCCATCGCTCTATCTGCAAATCTTCACCTCGCATGGTGAATACTGGATCGAGCAGCGCGGCCTCTCGCGCAATGAAGCGCCGAACCATGTTCAGTCTTCCCAGAACGGAACTGTACGCGGCATCGCGATCACGGAAAATGAGGGTGCGAGCCTTTACGTCTATAAGAACGGATCCTCGATCGGCGAGCTTCGCTACACCGATACAAGCGGAAATTTTGCCTCTCAGAACATTTCGCTTCTGGCGCCGCACCTTCTGCGTGATGGCATTTCTGACATGGCAGTGAGGCGGGCAACATCAGACAATAGCGGAAACCTCTACGGGGTAGTCCTGAGTACCAGTGCTGCACGACTGGCCACCATTTTGCGGGAACAGGAGGTAACGGCATTCACCAGGATGACGGCTGATGGTCTTACGTTTAAGGCTGTCGCAGCGAATGGAAGAAATGAGCTATCATGGATCACAGATCGCGCCGGCGCGCGCGCGCTCCAGCGTTTCGAAGATGATCTTTTGCTGGATGACGCCATTGATTTCAGTTTTGGCGTTGCCTCATCATCTCTGACCGGCCTGGATCGCCTTAATGGCGTTTCTGTATGGGCGATCGGTGACAGAAATATTTTTGGGCCATTCACTGTTTCGGGAGGAACGATCACCCTGCCCGTTGCTGTGTCGGCTGCTACCGTCGGCGTATGGTCGCCGCCAGTCGTCAAAACGCTGCCGCCTTCTCGCGAAGTCGGGACAAACACGGTTCTCAAACGGCGCGGCAGGATCCCGGCTGTTCGTATTTCGCTTTCCGATACGACAAGCCTTGCCATCTCGGTCAACGGCGGGACGCTGCGCAATGTCGAGCTGGCGCGTTTCGGTGCACTCGCCGATGTTGGTGAGCTCGACCAGGGCTTTACCGGCGAGATCCGCATAAACGGTCTTCGCGGCTATTCCGACCAGCCTTATGTGACAATCTCACAGCTGCGCCCCGGTAGACTGAACGTGAGATCCATTACGCTCGAGGCTGCACTTTAGGGAGCGCTTCATGGAAACAGCAATTGCCGCAATCGGCAGTCTCTTTACGGGTGGCGGGGCAGGCGCTGCGGCGGCTGGTGCCGCTAGCGCCTCTGCCGCCACATCAGCGGCTAGCGGTCTTGCCAGCGCAGCAGCATTGAAAACCGGCTTTGGGATCCTGTCAGGTGTTTCGGCGCTTGGCCAGATTGGTCTTGGCCTGTCGCAGGCCTCAACATTCAGAGCTCAGGCCAATGAAGCCGATTTGCAGGCGGGCCAGGAACAGGTTGCCGCGCAACAGAGACAAAACCAGATCCGGCGAGAGATGGCTGCAATCTTTGGTGACACAAAGGGAAAATATGCGGCGGCCGGTGTCGATCTGACAGGCGGCATTGCCCAGGACCAGGCGCAGAAGAACGCGCAGGCTGCCGTTGATCAGATCTCGATCGACCGACGCGACAGTGAATTCCTGCAGGCGCAATATCGTGCCAGGGCGCGCAATCTCCGCAATAATGCAGGAAGTGCAATTGGCGGCGGCCTGCTGAGTGCTCTTGGCACGACTTCGTCGGCGGGACTTTCAATCGCGCAGCTTGGGAGCTGATGATGGCGAGGATCAGATCTCTTCAGTCTGAGGGCCGCGCCGGCAGCGGTGTGCCATCAGCTGTTACCGGCGGGGGCGGATTTGCCGCGAAACTTGCCGATGTTGCAGGATCGCTTTCGACCAGGATTTATGACCTTGCTCAGGGTGCGGCACAAAGGGCCGGATTGCTGGCTGGCACTCAACAGGTTGAGGCACCGGCATCAGGGCAATATGCCACGGGCGACCCTTATGCTGCGAAAGGATATCTGCAGCAACATACCGACAAGGGTCAGGAGGCTATCCATGGGCTTGATGATAACTTCTCGGTCAAGCTGGCAAACCTGTTTCAGGCGGCACCTGACAACATCAGGTCTGGCCTTGGCATTTATTCCGGCTACCGCTCGAATGAGCACCAGGCCAAACTCTATTCAGCGGCGCTTGCAAAATACGGATCAGAAGCAGAAGCGCGCAAATGGGTCGCGCCACCCGGACACAGCCAGCACAATAAAGGCATGGCCGCCGATGTTTCCTATAACGGGGTTTCGCTCTCCAAGGCGCCTAAAGAGGTCACCGACTGGATCCACCAGAATGCCGCAGCCTATGGGCTGAAATTTCCCCTATCCAACGAGAACTGGCACATTGAGGATGACAGCACACGCGGCGGAAAGGGAACAACGATTGATCCGCGCCCTCTGGCGCTTCGCCGCGACGGTACGGTTTTTGGCGAAGCCTATGACCGTGCTGCATCTTCGGCATATCTGTGGCGCGTCCAGTCCGGCCTTTCACGCGAACTGTTTCAGGCGCAGCAGGATCACCCCGATGATCCTTATGCATTTTCGGCCGCGAAAGAAGAAATCAGAACACGTTATCTGAATGATCCTGCGCTTTCGGACCCGCTTTTGCGTGAGGCGTTTCAAAAGGGATTTGAGCAAACGTCTGACGGCTATCAACGGCAGACCGCAATCGCCTACGGCGCAAAGCTGAAGGCTGAGGAGCAGTCTGCCTTTGCTTCCGGTATCGATGCCATGGGCGTAAATATTGAGCGCCAAGCTTATACCTATGGCGCAAACCCCGATGGCGACAAGGTTGTCGGTGATCTTGTTACCAGCAGCCAGCGCTCCATTGACGCTGCAATTGATGCAGGAACAGTCACGCCGGCGGCGGGCGAGACCCTGAAGCAGGATATCGCCATGCGCGCCAGCCAGGCGCGTATCCAGGGAACCTATGATGCGCTGCCGACGCCTGAGTCCAAACAGGAATTCGCGGCTGGTCTCGTTGATCGCTGGAAAGAGCAGGATCCTGCGCTTGGCGCGTTCAATGATGCGTTCATGAGTGATATCCAGTCTCTGCAGCGAACGCTGCTGAGTAATGCTGCATCGCTGACGACGGCGCAGAAACAGGCGAATGCGACACGCAAGGCGCAGCTTTCCACGCTCATGGATGATGATATTGCCAGCGTTCTAGCATCAGGCAAGGGGCTTGATCCGTCGGCAGGTCTCTCCATGGCCGAGCTTGAGCAGTATTTCACGCCGGCCGAGATTGCCAAATTCCGCGATGAACGCAATCTGAGCCTTGATATCCACGACGCAACGTCTGGCATGGATGCCATGACGGCTGATGATATCGCCGCCCTGGTCGAGGATATGAAGCCGGAACCGGGGCAAAACGGCTATGCTGATCAGCAAAAGATCTATGATGCGGCCTCAAAAAAAGCGGCCGCCATTCTGAAGGCGCGTGAGACTGACCCGCTCGGCCAGGCAGCAGCGGCCGGAATTGTAGAAATCCAGCCGATCGACAGCACCGATAGCGGAACCATCACGCAATCACTTGTTGCCCGTTCACAAGCGGCGAGAATTGCAGGCGGTGTGCTCGGCACTGAAATGCCGCTTTTTACAAAGGCTGAAGTTGATGCGCTGAAGGTACAGGGAAAATCAACTGATCCGGCGCTGTTTGGTGCGGTAATGCAGCAAATGGATTTTCTTGCCAATTCGGACGGGCTGCTATCCGTCAAGCAAACTTTCGGCGCGCCGATGATGGAGGATCTTCAGGTGTGGCAAAGCAAGATGCGCTATGCAACACAGGCTGAAGCGCAGGACTGGCTCAAACAGCATGCAGATCCTCAATGGCAGGAACGGGTCAAGCCACTGGTTTCCAGCGGCGAAGCCAAGGCGCGCGAGGTGCCATTTCAAGATATTGTTTCCGAGCTGGATCCGAACTGGATCGCCGATATCGGCGCGCCGATCGACGATGCCAGCAAGCGGGCAATGCAGAACGACTACACGATGCTTGTCGGCCAGTTTTATTCGCGGATCGGCGATATCGACGCGGCGCAGAAACAGGCTATTGAGGCAATGAAAACCGTGTGGGGGCGTACCGACGCGCTTGGTGGACGTGGAGGAAGGCTCATGGCTTATCCGCCTGAAAAATTCTACCCCGCTGTCGCCAGCAACCAGCGATACCTGAAGACTGAAATGCAGGATCTGGCGAAGGCGGCTGGTGTCGAGATAGATCAGCTTTCGCTGGTTTCCGATGCAAAGACGGAAGCTGCAGCAGATCGGCATGAAGCGCCAGGCTATCTGATTTCGATCGTGGATCCGCAAACCGGTTTTGATGAACTCCTGACGGATGATGCCGGCAGGCCCTTGCGGCATTTCTTTGATCCTGAGGCGGCACGCAAAGATGCCATGGCCAAGGCCGAACAGGACCGCTCTGACGCAAACGGCATGGCGCCGATGACACCGGCAGAACGGAAGGCGGCACGGCAACAGGGCGGAACGGCAGCGCCTCTTGAAATCAATATTCCGGACAATAAGCCGAAACCCAGTTTTGGCCGTTCCCGCTCTCCGGGCCACTAAACAGGACAGAACATATGCCGCAGGTTCCAGACGAATATATTCCCGCGCGGCCGACGCTTTCAGCCGGTCCCGCGATGCCGGATGAAACACCATCACTTGTGCAAACAATCGGTGCAGCCGGAACCATCGCTAACTGGCCGTATCGTGGCTGGCGTTATGTTCAGAACCGGGCCGAAGGGCTTTATGACCCGAACTATAATCCGTTCGATGATATTCGCGGCACGAAATATGAGAGCGATCCCGGCCGGTTTGCCTATGCACGCAACGCTGACGAAACACAGGCCATCAAACAGGAGTGGGATCAGGACGAACATGCGCGTTCCGTTCTCGCCCGTTCCGGCTGGACCGGAACTGTGGCAACGCTTGGAATGGGGTTGGTCGATCCGACGATCTTTGTTCCGATCCTGCCGATTTTCCGCGGTGCGGCTGCAGGGGCGTCCACATTGCGGATCGCCGCCGATGTTGGCCTTACGGCAGGCGCGACCGCAGCGCTTGGCGAGGCTGTGATGAATGCCACGACGCCGGACTATTCGGCGCAAGAAATGGCAATGAATATCGGCTCGGCGACAATTCTCGGCGGCTTGCTCGGCGCCGGCGCCGGGGCGTTGATTAACCGCAGCGAGCGATCGGCTATAGCTGCCAAGCTCACGGCAGACCGTGAGGCATTCGGGGCCGACGTGGCTGGATCTGCGCCGCAGCCGCAGGGCGCAGGCGCGGCCGCTTCCGATACAAGGCAGCTGGATATGCGAACAGTTCCGGGTCTCGATAAGCTGCCCGATCCGACCGCAAAGATTTCGCCATCCCGGCGTGTCCTTACCTCGCCGTTTGTTTCGGCCAGGCGTGCAACAGCAGACCTGGTGGAGACGCCCTATATCTTTGACGAAAATGTTGCGGGCATTGCGACGACGCAGGGACCGGCGCTGGATCGAAGCGTCAAGATCGCGGTTTCCAAGGCGCGTGTTGGCATGAGCCGCATGTTTGAAGATGCCTATAGCCGTTATCGCTATGGTGAAAGCGTGCCAAACACGATCATGCGGACGAAGGACAAGGTCTCGGATCTGATGCGTCCGCCGGAAAACGGCAAGCTCACATTTGAGGCCTTCAAGGCCGAGGTATCGAATGCCATGATCAATGGCGACAAATCGGCTATTCCGGAAGCGCAGGAGGCGGCGCAGTGGCTGCGCAGCAACGTATTCGACCCCTGGAAAGAGCGTGCGGCAAAGGCAGGATTGCTGCCGGAAGACGTTGGCGTTGCGACTGCCGACAGCTACTTCATGCGCATCTGGAACAAAGACCGACTTATTGCCAGACGGCCAGAAGCCGTGCGGATCTTCTCGGACTGGCTTGCGGGCGAGGAAGCGAAAAAGGCAAAGCTACAGGCGCAGATTACCGATGATGCGGGATTGCTCGAGACCTATAGCGAGACGGTGGACAAGCTTCAGCGTGATCTGGCAACGGCGCAACGCAAGCTGCAAAAGGCTGGTGTTCAGGCTGGTGAGGCAACCAGTATCAACAGTTTCGCTTTCCGCAGATCCGGCCAGATGCGCGAAACCCTGCCGGATGCAGGATCCCGCATAAAATCAATCAAGAGCAATGCACGCGGCGGCGCTGTCTTCGAAAGCAGGGTCAGAAATCGTGGCAACGTGCTGGGTGACCGCATGAGCGGGCTTTCAGCCGAGATCGATGATCTGACGCGCCGCCTGAATGAGGCTGTAACAAGACGGGACAATCTCCGGAGCCGTATCGAGGATACTGTCAGCCAGTGGGATGGCAAAAGCACGGCTGAGGCAAAAGCCGCATTGAAGGCAAGAGCTTCAGCCGAAGCCGAGCGGACAGCAAAGATCGACGCAGGTGAATTCAAGGGAACGCCAAAACGCATGACCTCGGCCGACAGTGCGGTCGATCTTGCCGTCAAGCGCATCCTAAGCGGAGAACGCATTCTCGATCGGCAGGAGCTTGATGCGCTCGCAAATGAGATCGTCGATCGTATCGTCGGCGGTCCTGATGGCCGGCTGCCTTATGATGCGCACAAGGGAAGCGGCGGCACGGTTCCTGGAACCAATGCGCGCGGCCCGCTGGCGGCGCGAAATTTCATGATCCCTGATAACCTTGTACGCGATTTCCTTGAGCAGGATGCACATCACGTTGGCGACCGCTATCTGAACACGATGGTGCCGGATGTGCTGCTGACAGAGCGCTTCGGTGATGCCGACATGACGGAGGTTTTCAAGCGGCTGAATGAGGAAGCGGCAGCGCTTGAAAAGGCCGCGCCCGACGAAAAGGCACGGCGCGCGATCGGCCGAAAGAAAGACAGTGTCGAGGCCGATATCGCAGCAATGCGCGACCGTATTCGGCATACCTATGGCTATACGAGTGACCCGCGCTCTCGCCTTATCGGACGCGTTGCGGCGACGGCCGCACGCTATGATGTGATCACCAATCTTGGCGGCGCCGCGCTTTCAGCGCTTTCCGATATGGCGGGGCTGCAATGGCGCTATGGCTTTACCGGCGCTTTCCGCCACGCCTGGCTTCCATTCATCAAGGCTATGGGAAGCAGGGAAACCAGAGCAGGCGTGCTGAAATATCGTGAGCAGCTGCAGACACTCGGCATTGCCGCAGAAACATATCTGGCGACCCGGATGCGCAGCGCCTATGACGTGCTTGATATCTACCGGCCAACAACGCGGTTTGAGCGCGGAATGGAGTTTGCGGCGGATAAATTCGGCATCGCCAACGGGCTAACGATCTGGACTGATTTCGGCAAGTGGGCTGCGGGCATGATTTCATCCGGTGAAACCCTGCGCGCGGCCGAGGCGCTCGCCAACGGAAAGGCATCTGGCCGTCAGATCCGGGATCTCGCGGAAGGCGGTATCGATGCGGTGATGGCTGACAGGATTTTGCAGGCTGCCCAGGCGCCCGGCGGCATGGATGAAATCGGCGGAATACGGTTGCCGAACACCGGAAACTGGGCGGATAGAAAGGCAGCGGAAGCCTTTGAGGGAATTGTTGCTCGTGATGTTGATATTATGATCATCACGCCAGGTGCTGAAAAGCCGCTGATGATGAGCAAGCCGATCGCTGCCTTGGTGCTTCAATATAAGACATTCGTGACGGCTGCGAATGAGCGTCTGCTTGTGCGAAGCCTGCAGGCCCGCGATATGCAGGCTTTGCAGGGTGTCGTTTCCGCGATCGGCCTCGGGATCTTGTCTGACATGGCTTATCGCTGGATCACCGGACGCGAAGCACCAGAGAATACGGCCGACTGGATCAAGGCAGGTGTGACAAAGAGCGGCATTCTCGGCTGGTATCAGGAAGGCAATGCGGTGCTCGAAAAATGGACTGGAGGCACAGCCGATGCGTTTCGCCTGATTGGCGCCGGTCAGCCTGACACCCGCTATATCAGCCGTTCACCAGGTGCGGCGCTGATGGGTCCCGTCTATGGCAAGATGGAAACAGCCGTGACCAGGCTGTCAAAACTCGCGGCAAAAGGGCTTGGTGAAGATGTGGAATGGACTGCCGGCGATACACGCCAGATGCGCCGGCTACTACCATTCCAGAACCTTTTCTATATTCGCAAGCTTCTCGACAGCCTTGAAGGCGGCTTCAATCAGGCAATTGGCGTGGAGCCGGCGAAGTAAATTTATGGCTTTCTTGTATATCCGCGCTCATTCAGGCAACCATCGAATATAAGGTTTATGAGCCTGTCGTTATAACCTGAAACGTTCACGCTCCGGTCGATAGCGGCCTGCGCTGCTTTTCCATCGCAAATCGCGCGATCCTTGTTAAATGCAGCCATGGTAGTTTCGTTGGCATCGACGCGAAGGCCATCACTATCACGATACCAATATCCCGCAGGCGCTGTCGTTGTTGAGCATCCTGCAAGAGCAATGCAGATGGAAAATAGCAATCGCTTCATGATTTCCCCTCAGGCACATCAAATTTGTGAGATCATACATAATCACTGTTCCAACAACTAGAAAACCCTATCGCATTCTCACGGCACCAGCATATTGCGGTTGACGCCACGCCGCTCATGAAAAACTGACCCTGGAGCAAAAACCGGGGTTTTGAATGAGCACTGTCCTGCCAATCGAGGAGGATCCTCGTTACGAGATCTATACCGCCAGCAGCGGGCAGGTATCCTTCGCCATTCCCTTCCCTTTTCAGGCGGAAGAAGATGTTTCGGTTTCCTCATATGCGACTGGCGAATGGATCTCGATCGACAGCGGCTTTACTATAACCGGCGCCGGCGCTGCAGCTGGCGGAACAGTGACTTTCGATGCTGGCCGCACATCCGGTGAGAAAATCCTTGTGGCTGGATCGGCAGTAATCGAACGGCTGGCCTCGATTGTCAGGGATGGAAAGTTCGCATCAAAGCTTATCGACGATGATCTCGATCGCCTCACGATCATTGCCCAGGAGCTGGCGCGTGATCTAGATCTGGCAATCAAGGTTGAGCCTGGCGGCCAAGGCCTCACGCTCGATCCAGCGCTGGAAGACGGCCAGACGCTGATGAAAATGGGCGACAGGCTGATCCCCGGACCTGATGCTGCACAGATCGCATCCGCTGAAGGTTACGCTGATGAGGCCAATAAGGCCGCTCAGCTAGCGAAACTGTTTGAAGGGATCTGGTTTGATGACCCCGCAGCACTGCTGGCAGACACCCGCCTGTCCTATACGGAAGGCGATGAAAACACGATTGTCGTGGATGTTGGCGACATTGTCGGACTGCGAAACAGTATCTACAGTTACGTCGTCGTAGCGGCAGATGCGGTGCTGCATAGCGGATACCATATTGCCACCACAGGCGGCGTAAGGCTTCGCGTTGAGAAGACCAAAAATGGTTATGAAGTTGATGCATTCGGCCCGCCGCGTGATGGAGTATCATCTGACTGGAATTACATCCGGGCAGCAGTGAATGCATGTTCGGCTGATGGCGGCGGAACAGTGCAACTGAGTGACGGGCTCTACATGCTTGAGCCCGGTGTGATCGATGTTTATTCGAACGTCAAGATTGCCGGTAATGGCAAAAATCGCACAACACTGAAGGCTCTTGCTGGCACTTACACGGTTGCGCCATTCGTCGGCAATACCATTGATAAGTTTACCCTGGCAGACCTCACCATTGATATGGGCGATGCATCCTATGAGTCGACCTATCCAACTGTTTCACTGGTGTCTTCGACCGAGTGTGTGATTGCTGACTGCCTCTTTGAGAACTGCACGCCCTACACCGTGCTGATGCAAGGCGTTAATCGCTGTGAGGTGAAAGACAGTACTTTCCGCGCAGCAACAGCGCGAACTGCCAATTCTGAAGGTGTCATCATCCAGTCTTCGGCCGGGCAGGAAAGCCGAAATAATCGCATCATCAATAGCAGGTTTCTCAATATCGGCATTAATGTCAACCAGTACTACGGCGCAATTCTGGGCAATCAGTTTGACGGCTGGGCCTACGGCGGAGGCATCACGCTGGAAAATTCGGAGTATTCTGGCGCCGTTACCGTGGAACACAACACACTAACGTCGTCTGGTGTTGAGCTTGATGAGGCTGGTATTGCCTGCATCGGCATCGAAGTTTGGGGAAATTATCACCAGGTTCTCGGAAACCATATCGCATTCGCGGCTGGACCTGGAATTATGTTTGGTGGTCAGTACACCCTCGTTGCGAACAACACGATCGATAGTTGCTGCCAGTATTTCATTGATGGTGTTCAGGATGCCGGGCTGATTTTCAACGGCGGTATTGTTGCGCGTTACATCGATGAAGACACATGTGCCTCCTATTCCAAGATAATCGGGAACCATATGTTCGATCGTCAAGGGACTAAGACGCAGGGCTATGGATACCTCGAAGAAAGCTCTAACCTTAACTACATCGCCTATCATGATAACACCTGTCTGGGGAACCGCATTGCGCCGGTATACTTTCAGGCTGGCCGTTCCGATCGCTCTCTGCCGAAGATCTTTGGAAACAGCACATGGGAGCCTGGAACGCTTGCAGCAGGGGCTTCAACGGGACTTTCGTTTAGCGTCCCAGGTGCACGGCTTGGCGACATTGTCACGGTTGACTTCAGCCTCGATGCCCTCGGCGTATTGCTGAGTGGTTACGTGCAGTCAACGGACACCGTTACGGTCTATGCCTTCAACCAACAGACTGACAGCCGGACACTTGGTTCAGGCACTGTGTCTGTCACCGTGCAGAAAACCCCACAAAGCTACACCGCCGACTATTAAGGGAGATCAATGATGACCCAATTTTCTGCATGCCTTGCCTTGGTGCTCTCGGAGGAAGGCGGCTATGTGAACCACCCTTCCGACCCCGGCGGTGCGACGATGAAAGGCGTGATCCAGACCGTCTACAACACCTATCGCCGCTCCAGAAAGCTTGCGGCCCGTGATGTGCGGCAAATCACCGATAATGAGCTGCAGGCGATCTATCGCAGTCGCTATTGGGATCTGGTGAAGGCCGACCAGCTGCCGTTCGGTGTTGACCTGGTCGTGTTTGATGCGGCTGTGAATTCCGGACCCGGCCAGTCAATGAAATGGCTGCAGCGCGGGCTGAATGCGCTCAAGGCCTCTGAGGTGCCGCTGAAGGATGACGGGCTGATTGGCCCTGCCACGCTGGAAGCACTCTCCAGCTGTAGTGACCATGCCGCTTTGATCAACGACGTCTGCGATCGCCGGCTTGCGATGCTGCGGAAGCTGAAAACCTATCCGACCTTTGGCAAGGGCTGGCGCGCCCGTGTCGGCCGGATGCGCGCGAATGGTCTTGTCATGGCGGCAGACCCAGCTTCAGCACCTTCCAAGCCTGAAGCCGCAGCATCTGAAACGGATGCCGCAGCAGACCCAGAACCGGCCGCCGCTGGCGGTTTTGGCGCAGTCATTGCGGCATTCATCAAGGCAATCTTCGCCAGGAGGACGGCATGAATATGGGTATCAATGGCGCTGTTGCGCGGATCTTGTTGCGCTACGTCGCCGGTGCGCTGACCACCTGGGGACTTGGCGATCAGCTTTCGCATGATCCGGATCTCGTCAATGTCACCGCAACCTTTATTGGCGTGGTGGCCGCTTCAGGCACCGAGATTTTCTACCGCCTTGCCAAGGCGAAAGGCTGGAAGCTGTGATCGCCTGGCTGAAAGCGGGCCTCCCCGCGCTCGCTGGCGGCCTTGTAGGCGTCGCGCTGATGGTGGTGATCGGTGAACTGATCTTTCTGCCGAAAGCGCGTGAGACGGGCAAGGCGGCCGAAAGAGCCGCCATTGCGCAGCAGGCGCTTGAAGAATGGAACCAGAGGACGAAGGACGATGCGAAAATTCAGGCCATGTCTGCTTACGATCTTTGCGTTTCTTACCTTGGCCGGGTGCCAGAGTGCGACGGGCTGCGCACCGTTCGTGAAGAATAATCTTTCGGCCGCTGCCACGGTGGCGCTGATCAAGGTCGACCGGCCAGCTGCCGATCGCGTCATTGGCAACGATCTCGCCGGGGAAAAGAAAGGATGCTGGGATGGTAACGAAAACACTGACCGCTGATGGCGAAACCAATTTCGGGATCGAGGCGGCCTGCGACAAGGGCTATCGCGTGCTCTCCTATTCCGGCTCGCTCGGCGGCGGCACGCTGCGCATCTACACCAAGCTGCAGGATGACGACGCCGTTGCCGTGCCGGTGGCTGACGCCAAGCTTTCGGCCGCGAATGTCGATGACAATGGCGACGTGATCCAGCAGGTGGTGTTCATCTCGGTAGGGAATGTGCTTGTTACGCTTTCCGGCTCCACCTCGCCGAATGCCGTGGTGAGCGTGGCATGACAACCTCGCTCGGCAAGCTGCGCGCAACATCGCTTTCTGGCGGCACGCCCGGCGCCGGACTGCTGGCGCTTTCTCCCTGGCGGCGCTGCAATGCTGGGTCGGAATGGTGGCTGGATGATGAGTATCTGGCCGAGATGACTGATGGCAACAGCTACTCGCCGTTGCTGATCGCAAACCACAATACCGCACGGTATGCGCTCTATGAGACAGACGCTGAGTTTCGCGAATACCGGATCGAGATCAACGGCAAAATGACCGCACCAGTCCTGCTTGCTGACCACAATAACGACATTTACGCGATCTGAAGGGCCGATATGGAAGACGTCACAAACACTGAAATCTCCCCGATCACGCGGCTAGGGGCAAAGCTCAATCTCGACAGCGATGTGTTGCCTCGCATCATCACGGCCGATGTGCCAGGGTTCACCTGGCTGAATGACATACGGCAGCTGTCGATCGAGGGGCCGGAGAGCGGGTTGCTTGGCTCCGAAACAAACCCGCAGAATTATTCCAATACGGCAGCGACTTTTACAAACCTCGCAACGACAATCGGTGACCTCGACCATGGCCTTCGTATTGCATCAACTGGCGCGACATACAACCGTGGAACCTTAAATTCAGCCGTTGCCCGCCTTGCTGGTGATACGATCTTCGGTCATTGCCTTATTGTGCAAGGCACAAGCGCCACTGCCGCTTTGACGTTCCGTAACAAGACAACGCTGAACGCATCTACAGCACAACTCACTTTTTCGACTGGCGTTGTAACTGCACCAACAACCTATGCAGGGACGATCACCAATACGTTTGCGAGGGAGCTTGGCGGAGGACTTTGGTGGCTCGGTGCCTGCTGGACAATGGCAGCGGATGCTGCTGACGGTTTTGAGCTTGGCGCTGGTCCATACAGTGCCACAACAGGGGAGTATGTTGATCTTTGGGCCATGCAGGCTGAGCTTAGTACTCGGCCGTCGGGCATTATCCCAAACATCACCACAAGCGCAGGCGTCCGCGCTGAAGATCAGTGCCTGCTCAACGACAAGGATATCGCTCTGTTCAACCGTGACCAGTGGACGATGGTTCTGGACTTTGTGCCGTATAAAACTGAAACTGGTGTATATACGCGTGCAATAGATATTGTTGGGTCTACTCAATACAACTCTAACAGGTTCAGCCTGACCAGAAATGGCGCAAATGGACGTTGGTTGGCTGAAGTATTTATTGATGGAGCCTCCCAAGGTAATGTCGCCGCTTTAGATGCAACGTATGCCTTTGCTCAAAGGGCTCGTGTAGCCGTCAGTAAGACGCCAACAGAGCTAAAAATCTGCGGTAATGGGGGTACAGTTTACACCAATAGCGCAATTACTGGATTTCCTGCATTCTACACTGGAAGAATTGGTTCTGCTGTTTCCGGCGGTGCCTATATCAACCTCCTTTGCAACGAATTCGCTATCTATGATGGGGCCGCGACCGACGCGGCGCTCCAAACTTTGAGCGCAACATCATGAACGACGTATTTCTGAAATTCACCGATGAAACGGCCGCACTCGCTGCACTTGCAGTAGAGGATATCGTCCCGGATGCTGAAAGCGAAAAGCTCCCGACCATGGGGGCACTCGCCAATAGCACGGCTTTTGTTCTTCACGTTTGCGGTCAGGGCACCGGTACCGTCTATGAGCCTACTGGTGAAACCATCACCGCCACGGACGCGGAAACCGGCGAAGATCTGAGCTATGCCGAGATGGCAGCTGTGTCCGGCTATCACATCAACATGCGCTTTAACGGTGATGTGCCGGCGAGCCTTGCAGCTTTCGACATTGCACCGGCAACACCGGCCGAACGTTTCGCATAGGTGATATCATGACCGCAACGAACGGATGGATCGACAAGAAGTTGAGTGTTGGGAACATCATCACGATCCTGGTCGTGCTGTTCGGTGTGGTTGCTGCCTGGTTCGATCAGGAGGCAAAGACGGAACAGAGCCGCCATGACATTGCCGAGATCAAGCAGAGCCTGAAAGACCTCAACGACAAAGCAGCAACAAAGGTAGAGATGCAGGCTGTGGCCGGCCGCGTTACAAGGGTCGAAGCCTATCGCGACGACACGATCGACCGGCTTGCCAGGATCGAAGAAGGCATGAAATCACAATCCAGATCCATCGAGACCCAAGCGAAATCCATCGACACGCAAAACATCCTCATTGAACGCGTGCTGAAGGCTGTCGAGAACAACTGA